ATAATTTATGCGATAGTTAATTCATTATAATTAGTAGTTGCCATTTTATTGTCCAATATATACCACAATCCTTGTAGCAGACAATCGGCTAAATCATCTTTTTTATTGCTACCTTCCATATGTTCACACCAGGAACTGTTATCACATATTAATATTTTTTTAGTAATTTCAACACTAAGTTTTTTTCGCTCACTATATGTGGTTTTTTTATTTCCAATAAAGTATTTTAGTTTATTAATTGCAGATACAAAACCTATATCTTCTTTGTTGTTCATAATAAAAAATTGCGCTATCATACCTTGGACTGTTTTCATACGATTAGCAATAGGACTGATTTGATTTTCAATTAGTATTTTATCTGCGCTTAAATATTCTACATTGTTTAAATTGTCGCGTAATGCAGAGCCTATTTTAATTAAAGACATTTCTGCAGCCGAGTCCTGCTTAATGCTGTCCAAACAATTATTTTTCTTATATTCATCTAAAATATCTACTAATTCCTGTTTCTTATATTTGTTGGGGATTTCAATGTTATAATCGATTGCTATTTGTTTTAATTTATCTATTTTAATTCTTTTTTGATGCGTTGAATTCAAATCAGCAGAAGGTATTATATAATTAGTTTTCTTGGCACAGCTTTTACAATAATAAATATTATGTTTGGTATATTTTGAAGGTTTATTACATTTTGTATTTACATTTTTCTTCTTTATTGTTTGTTTGCAGGTGGGTATCTCTCCACACAAATTAATTACATCCCATTTAATAATATTATATGAATTATTTTTAATTTCTAATAAACAAAGTGCTAAATTTTTAATACCAACGTCAATACTTAGTATTTTCATATACTTTATGTTATTAAATATTTAATTTTAAATAAATATTTAATACAATATAGTTATATAACTTCTTGTAGTTATTTATTTCGCATTAGGAAAATACTTTTTAATTAATTGATCTTGTGTGTAAACCGGAATTACTTGTCTGCTTTGTAAATTCTGTTTGCTTAAATATAGATTTTTAAGGTCACTGTTTTCGTAACCATATGGTTGTGATGATTCGTTTTTAGTATTATACACGTAGGGTGCTTGTGGATATTTAATACTATTATCGACATCTAATTTACAATTACCACATTGATCGCATGCGTTTTCTTGATTTTGTCTTATAATGCTATCAGCATTATCAACTAAGTATTTGCGATATTCCCAATTTTGTTTAATGCCAATTTTTTTGCGTAAGTTTTCATTAATAGCTGCTCCAGATTGCCACGATGCGTAATTTCTTCCGTCGTGCATTATTGGAGGAGAATTAAAATGGATATTATTTGAACCAGAATAGCACGTTCCCCAACTCATTTAATATAAGTAAATATAAAAGTATTATTAGTAATTATAAAAGTATTATTAGTAATTATAAAAGTATTATTACTAATTATAAAAATATACAATAAAAGATTTATTGATTAATTTTGTCTTGATTATTTTCGAGTAAAGATACTAATTCAACTTTTCTAAGTTTATGTATTTCAGCAGGCGTTGATAAATTATTATCTAATGCTATTTTTTTTAAATCATCTACCTTCATTTTTTTATATGGTATATTGCTTAATAAATCTGTATCGGTGACTTCACTAACCAGACTTTCAGTGCTTTGTCCAACACTATCATCGAGACTTTGACCAACAACATTATCTACAATATTATCTAGTAATAATTCAACATCGTCAGATACATCATCTGCCGAAATCGATTTTTCTAATTTGACGGCTTTTAAATCACTGCTTAAATTAGTCAAATCACTAGATTCTATAATTTTTCGTGGTTTGTTAATCGTATCAATTGGCTCTAACTCTGGTAACACTAAGGTCTCGTCGTCGCTGGTATCCTTAGAGATGTCTATAACCTTAACATCTTCAATATTTTGTTCCTTATTTATATTAATTTGTGTATCGTCAATAGATTCACTATCAGAATCACTATCCGAATCGCTATCGGTGTCAGTATCTGATTCGTTATCGGAGACATCTATCTTCGTAAGATAATTCTCCGCTGATATTTTCGCCTCCAAAGTTGCATCAGGACTTGGTGGACCAGAAATGAATATTTCCTTTGTAGTATTATTACTTGTCACTATGTCACCCATATCACTTCCTAAATCATTACGAACATTGGTTATAAAATCACTTAAAATTGTATTTTGTTTTTGCAGTGAATTTTCAATATTTTTAAAACGACCATTAACATAATAAACGATAACCCCTGCTAACAATAGAATTAATCCAATTGATAAAAAAAAACTGTTTTCTTTAAACATTATTAAAAATTAAAAATACTATATAAATTATATTTTTACGTATTAAATATTTAACTGTCCTATTAATTTATTTGTATTATCAATAATTTCTGTAGGATATTCTAAATCATTCAAAACTTTAATTCCACCCTTTACATCGGATATACCACTATCTAGCTTATACGTATATAAAAACTCACCATTTTCCTTTTTATTTATCTTCATATTGCAATTGTGTGTCTTTTTATCATTGCTCAACTTATTACAAATATCTAAATAGTGTGTTGTTATTATGAATGAAACATTTTTATACTTATTTAAGTATCTTAGGAATGATACTGCACTGCCAATTGCTTCATATGGATTTGTTCCGGAAAATAATTCATCAAACACGCAAAAATGTCGTATATTGTCATCTTTGATATTATCCAAAATATTCTTGCATCGTCTTGCTTCTGCTTGAAATAAACTATCTCTATTGGATGTATCAGGAATATTAATATAACAATGTATTTTGTGGTATGGGTAAATAGTAGCACTTTTATAACAACCGTATCCTATTTGTTGAGAGATTAAAATATTAAACAATGTAGTTTTTAATATAGTAGTTTTACCGGCCGCATTAGGACCAGTGATTAGTAATTGTTTATTAAGATTATAAGTATTTTTAACAGGATTATTGTGTGTAATAGGATAAAACGCATTATTAAATTTTGTTTTATTGCCAAATTTACATTTACCAAGATAGTTTGTGTTTACATTTTCCTTAATACCGTTCAAAATATCAATGTATCCCCAAAAATCATATGAATATTGGAGAGCATTTTTATAAGACTCGTTGTTATGTAACATATAATAGCATTTCATGGTGTGTCCTATATTATTTATCTTTGTAAATGTTAATTTGTTTGGTATAATATTGTCTAAATCTACTTTAAATCTCTCTAACACGACTAACTGACTCCTTAGGTCAGTTACGAACTCTTCATAAGAGTCTATATTTGTGCATTGTAAATCAAAATCATTTATAGCAATAATCGTGTCGTCAACGTGTTTTCGAATTAAAAATAAATCTCTATGTATGAATTTAATATTTTTAACAAAGCGTATACAGGAGCATATATTTTGATATATTTGAACTACATAGAAGAACAAGGAAATTAATATGTATATTCTCTGATCCCAAGAAACAGAATGTATGTCAAATAATTTACCGATTTGGTGTTTTTTAAAAACAATTTTTAATAACTCTACATAATTCGAAAACGATACGTTTTGTCCTTGGATTTTAAGTATTAAAAATGGTAGTATTAGAAATAATATAGGCATTGCTAATGTTAAAACTGGCGACAACATATTATATACGCTCAACCATTGCATACATACAGCATTGTTATTGAGGTTTTGTAAATATTTCCACTCTATATAATTGTATTTTTCGTGGAAATCTGTATCGTTTTGTTTGAGATTTCCTATTCTCTCTAATAATTCATATTCGTCGCTTTCAATATTTTTCATTTGTGGGATATCCTTTTTAATTAGGTTTTGTGTATCTTCTAGATATTTAGTATTTGTAGTATAATGTTTTGTCCATAAGTTTATTATTTTTTCTCCTAATTTTGATTTTGGATTGAATGTTTTTTTATATAATGAATTTTCTGGATCAACTAATTCTAAATCAGTAATAATGTTGTCGTCAATATTGTGACACTCGTTTGTATATGTAATAGGTAGTTTAAAATATGTCATTATTAGTTAAATATATTTATATGATATATTTTAAACGTAAATTACGCTACAACGTTTGCAGGCAATTCTTTAATTTCAGTTGCATAATGCTGTTCAATAGCTCTGATATTTGATACGTCAAATTTAGTGATGAAATTAATAGCCATCCCCTTTCTACCCCATCGTCCACTTCTACCTATTCTATGTAAATATGTATGAACGTTTTTTGGTATATCGAAATTAATAACAGTACTCACTTGCTGAACATCAATACCCCTTGCTGTTAGATTAGTTGATAGTAATACACGTGTTTTACCGGCAATGAAATCGTTATAATTATTTGTCCTTTCTATTTTCTCCATGTTACTATGAATTTGTCCTACGGCAAAATTATCTCTAATCATATTATTGTATAATGTCTGAACACGCGTTATACTATTACAATATATAATACACTGACTAACAGAAATATTGGCATATATATCCTTTAATGCATCATATTTTTCATTATCGTCGTTTAAAGCAACATAATATTGATTTATTCCTTCAAGTGTAAGTTGTTCTGTCTTTACTAATATTTTAACAGGGTCTCTCATAAATTTATCTGTTAAATTTGATATTTCATTGGGTAATGTAGCGCTAAACAAAGCAACCTGAATATTTCTAGGTAAATATTGAAATATATCATATATTTGCTCTTTAAATCCCTGCGACAACATTTCGTCTGCCTCATCAATAACAATAATTTTACATTTACCGGGTGCTATTTTTTTACGTCTTAACATATCATGTATTCTACCAGGACAGCCAATAATTATATGCGGATTAGTTTTATTAAGTATGTTAATATCTTCCTCTATTGATTTGCCTCCTATTAATAAATGCGTATTAATATTCTTCATCATAGCACTTAATGAATCTATAACTTTTTTTGTTTGTATGGATAATTCTCGCGTTGGAGATACTATAATAGCCTGTGTTGTATTTTCAGACACATCAATTAATTGAAGTGTTCCAATTGAAAAACATCCAGTTTTTCCTGTTCCTGATTGTGCTTGTGCAATTATGTCCTTATTATTTATTAACGGTATAATCCCCTTTTGTTGTATGGGACTTGGTGTTTCAAAACCATAACCGTATATTCCTCTTAATAATTCCTTTTTTATATTTGTTAATTCTTCCCATGAAGTTATACTATCATTATTATCATTCTCACTTAAAGAAGTCATAAATAATAGTTTATAATAATATTTAAGCTTTTTAAAAACTATTATAATAAAAACTACTATAACTATTATGATTCATTGTAAATATTAATAGTTATAATAAATAATAAACTGATATAAATATCATATATTTATATTTATATATGACTGTAATTGTATATGATATAATTGATTTTGATAATATTAAAAAAAATGGTTTCATATACAATCTAGAACAGTCGACAATAGAGATTATAGAAAAAATTGCAAAACAGGTAGGTTCGCCTGAATATATTAAAACACCACAATTTAGTAAACAAAGAACTGATAAAAAAGATATAAATTGTCCTATATGGGAAAAAATGAAGGTTTTAAAAAAAACCGACACGATAATAAAAAACGAAGAGGAAATTTACATTGACAATATTCGTAAAAATCTAAATAAAATAACTGCAAAAACATATGATAATTTAATAAAAAACATAATTAATGATCTTGAAAATATAAGCAATAGCGAAGAATCAAATGTCAATGAGCTTTACAATAAAATAGGAGAGTCTATCTTTAATATAGCAAGCACAAATATATTTTTTTCTGAAATATATGCTCGTTTGTATAAAGAACTAATGGATAAGTTTGACTGTATGAAGGAAATATTTAAAACAAATTATGAGAAAGTTTCTGATTTATATAAAAATATAGAATATTGTGATTCTCAAATAGATTATGATAAATACTGCGAGATAAATAAATCAAATGATAAGAGACGAGCTTTAAGTAAATTTTATATAAATTTAATGAAATTGGGCGTTGTATCTAAATGTTCAATAATAGATTTGATAATGGAGATACAAAATTATTTAAATGATAAATTAGATATTGAAGCAAATAAACCAGTAGTCGATGAATTATCAGAAGTATTGTTTATTTTAATAACCAATTCATGTAATGAATTGTCGTCGTATGAACAATGGGATGTAATTATTAATAATGTTAAAAGGATAGTAGATTTGGAGTTCATTAATAATGTTGGGTTGACAAACAAAACGAAATTTAAACATATGGACATAATGGATAACATTACTTCAAAAATAAATTAAAAACAAAAAAATATTTTATATATATGAATAACATTAGTTACATAATTACAGAATTGAATAATAACAATAACAATAATAATAATAATAATAATATTGCCGATAGTGATGAAATAGACAATACAAATAACACAAATATTATAGATGATAATGATATTTACGATATTGATTTTTTAGTATATAATTCATACACTGTTAAACAATTACAATTAATATTACAGTATTATGATATTTGTAAAGGTCGTATGTGTAAAGACGAAATAATCCAAACATTACTTTTATTTGAGACAGACGAATATAATTTAAATATCGTAAATAAACGAAAATATTTATGGAGCATTGTTATACAACTTAAAAACGACGATTTCTTTAGTAAATATATTGTTATTGATATTAAATAAATTAACTTATTATATAAATTTATTTA